GCTGCCACACCGGGGCAGCCTTGGTGCCGAGGTTGACGTCGATCGCGTACTCGTAGGAGAACGCGAGCTCGGTCTCGACGGGGGTCTCGCTCATGAGGTGCCTCCTGGGGCAGGTCAGGCCGGGTCGTCGGTCGGGTTGGTGGCGAGGTCGACGACCGCGCCGGTGCTGCCGTCGGGGACGGTGCTCGAGGCCGCGGCGCCGATCGCCGCGACCTTGTCGGCCTTGCGGGTCGCGCCCGCCAGGTCGATGCCGTGCTCGGCCGCGTAGGCGTCGAGCTGCTTGCCCGTCCAGTCGGCGGTCACCGGGCCGTCGGGGTACGCGCGGGCCTCGGGGGCCGGGTCGGCCGTCAGGGTGTAGCCGGCGACCTGCAGGTAGGACTGCAGCGCCGGGCTGATGTCGCCGGTCGACGCCGCGCCGGCGCGGAAGTCGAGCGAGAGCGGCCCGATGACGACGGGACCGGAGAAGCTGGGGTCGGGGTGCGTGACCTTCACGGGGTGCCTCCGGGGCGTTGGGTGACGATGCGGAAGTTGTCCGACCGCTCCTCACGGCCGCTGTCGTCCGCGCCGAGCGGAGCGGTCGACTGGTGCGCGCACCTGGCGACGCGCAGCGAGCCCCAGGTGGCGTGGTGGACGGCGTGCATCGCGTCGATGACGTCGTCGGCGAGGTCGTCGACCTCGTCGGCCGGGCCGGGCGCGCGGGTGAGGATCTGGACCATGACCCCGGTGCTCGGGAGCTCGACGTCGAGGTCGAGGTCGTAGACGCTGATCGCGATGGCCCGGTCCGGTGACTCGGGCAGCCGCTTGAGCGCGATGAGGGTCTGGTCCGCGGTGACGACCTCGTCGGGCCCGGCCCAGACGCCGGTCCCTGCGGCGGTCAGGTGGGCGGCGATGCCGCGCAGGACGTCGCGGACCCGGACGGTGCTCACTGCGTCTCCTTGCGGATCTCGGCGGCGATCGTCTCGGCTGTCGTGCGCCGCGACGCCCGCCACGGCCGCTCGAGGTACTTCGCGCTCTCGCCCTTGTCGTGGCGCAGGCGCACGACCTCGTGCTGGCGCACGGCGTAGGGGGTGTCGTAGGAGACCGCCGCGACCAGGTCGGTCTCGTCGACGTCGAGGGCGGCGGACCCCGCGAGCTGCTCGTCCTCGCGCGGGACGACGCGCAGGGACGCGTCGAGCACGTCCTGTCCGGCGCGCCGGACCCCGCGGGCGGCGCCGCGGCCGATCTGCTGCTTGGCCTGCGCCCCGTTCCAGGTGATCCGGACGTCGTCGGCCACAGCGCCCCCTACGTCAGCGAGAGGGTCTGGTACGACCAGATCGTCGGGTGGTGGTGCCGGGACGTGGTGATGACCCGGGCTTCGCGTTCGTGGCCCGTGCCGGGCCACACGGTGACCAGGGAGTCGGTCGGGACCTCCTGGTCGAAGTCGACGTGGACCTCGGCCTCGGACACGACCTCGGCGCCGGTGCGGTCGCGCACGACCTTGCGCTCGTCCATGGCGAACGCCCGCACGTCGCGTGCGGGGCCGTAGACCGGGCCGGTGGAGGAGCGGCCGAGGTAGGGGCGGATCCGCACGGTGTGCGGGGCGGCCCAGTCCGGCAGCGGGGTGAAGTCCATGGCGGTCACCAGGGCTCGTAGATGGGCTCGCGGGCGATGCTGACGCCGCAGGAGCACGTCACCCCGCCGAACATCAGCGAGCACCACGGCGGGTGCCCGCCTGCGGCCGGAGCGGTGTCGACGACGAAGGCCTTCGCCTTCTCGCCGGTCGCGCAGACCTTCTGCAGGTCGGTGATCTCGGTCGGCCAGAACATCGCCCGGCGGCCCTGGTACTGGGTGGTCTGGGAGAACGGCCCTGCGATCTGCGTCTGGATCGCCCCGCTGCCGGCCTCGTTCCAGCGCAGGATCGCCCCACGCAAGATGCCCTTGACGGCGGCGAGCTTCGCCTCGCGCACGGCCTTGTCCGGGTCGGGCTCGCCCGCCGGTGCGACGGTCAACTCGGGGATGCAGGGGGCGGTGAGGATGGCCTGGGCCTCGGCGTCCGCGATCATCTGCTCGGCCTTCGCCTGGCCGATGGTCGCGAACGGGACGAGGTCGTCGGGGGTGATGAACTTGCCCATCCTCACCGCCTCCTGTCAGTCGCCGGAGCCGGCGGTGGCCGCGTCGTCGGCGTCGAGCACCGCGACGAGCTCGGGCTTGGTGCCCTCGGCGGACAGCAGGGCGTCCGGCTCGCGGCCCTCGTTGCGGCGTGCGATCTCCGCCTTGAGGTCCGCGACCTTGAGCGTGCTGTGCGGCGAGGTGCCGTCGGTCTTCTCGGGGCTCTTGCGGGCGGTCGGCTTCTTGTAGCCGCTGCCCGCGAGCAGGCGCTTGGCCTTGTCGTCGGAGACGTTGACGGTGGCGCCGTTCGGCGCGATCAGGCGGACCATCAGGCGTTCGCCACCTTGTCCTCGATGACCGCGAACTGGTCGACGAAGACGTGCCAGGCGAAGATGACCTCCGCACGGAACAGGACCTCGTTGTGGCCGGCCAGGTCGCGCCCGGTGTTGTCCGGGTCGCCGTACTCGAGCATCCGGAACGGGAACGTGCGCTGCACGCCCCAGCGGATGCCCTGCTGGTAGTTCCCGACGATCGCCCGGACCTTGTTGTCGGTCGCGTCGCCGTCCTTGGCCTTGCCGGACACGGTGCTGGACACCGAGGCCGCCAGTCCCTCGAACGCGGACAGGTCGACCCCGAGGCCGAGCTCGGGGTACTTCTTGCGGCCGTCGTTGTAGCGGGCGGTCGACAGGGTCCAGGCGTAGGACGGGTCGAACGCCGCACCGGTCGGGCGGTACCCGTCGCCGATGACCAGACCCGCGGCGGCCTCGAAGTCGAGGTCCGGCTTGGAGTCGGCGGTGATCTCGACGCGGTTCGTGGTCGCGTTGAGGTAGTTGGTCCACGAGGTGATCGCGGTGCCCGTGCGCGGGTTGATCCGGAAGTACGCACCCAGGTCCAGGCCGCGGGCCAGGGCGAGCGCGCACTTGTCCTCGAACTCGTCCAGGATCTTGAGCTGGTAGTCCTCGTCGGCGATCAGGAACTCGTCGCTGGTGCGGAAGTTCACGACGGCCTTGTGCGGGCTCGCGACCACGCTCGACGGCTTGGCGTCGTCCTCGGACTTCGCCCCGCCCTGCTCGACGAACTCCGCAGTCAGGTCGTCGTCGAACGTCACGATCGTGACGTCACCGAACCGCATGGGCTCCTGGCCCGACAGCGCTGCGATGGTCGATCCGGTCTTGGTCTTCGTGACGATCCCGTCCACGATCTGCGTGGGCAGGGTGACGTCGCTCGTGGTCAGGGTTGCCACGGCTGCCTCCTCAGGGCTCTGGTGTCAGTCGTCCCGGCCGGTCAGGCCGCGAAGCCACTCACGCTTCGGGTCCGCCCCGCCGGGGGTGGAAGGGGTACGCCCGGCGAGCGCGTCGCGTCCGCCGGTCTTCTTGATGCGGTCCGACGCGATGCCCTGGATCGCCTTGACCTGCTCGAGCAGGGCATCGGGGTCGGTGGCGGTGAGCAGCACCTTGCGGTCCTCGGGGACCACGCCGAGCGACACGAGCGCCGACCGCAGGCCGTCGGCGACCTTGGCCGGGACCGACGCCGCCTCGGCCTCCGCGGCGGAGATCCGGTCGGCGGCCTTCTGGGCCTCGGTCTTGTTGGCCTCCTCGATCTCGTCGAGGCGGGCCGCCTTGGCCTTGAGGTCGTCGTAGTCGCCGAACTTGGCCTCGACGCGCGCGAGCCGCTTGCCGATGATCGCGTCGAGGTCGGCCTGGGTGGCCGGCGGGACGTAGGCCTTGGCGCCCTCGTCGCCGCCCTCGGGGTTGTCGAGATCGGGCATCGCTGCTACCTCCTAGTGACCGCGTGTTGACCGCCACGCGTGGGCGTACCCCCGCACGAGCGCGGGGAGGTCAGTGGGTGACGTACTCGGCGATCGCGCGCTGGATGAGCGCGTTGTGCTGCGCGAGACGTTCGACGGCGCGCTGGTCGCCGCGGGCTGCCGCCAGACGCCACGCCGTGGTGCGCACGGAGGCCTCGTAGAGCTTCACGTCGACCTCGGGGGCATCGGGGTCCCAGTCCGGGACGGCCGCACAGTTGCACTCCCCGCCAGTGGCACCGCCGTGCGCCGCGAAGTGCACGGTGTGCTCCTTGTAGACCGCACCGCGCCCGGCGAGCAGCACGCAGAAGTCGCAGGCGCCGGCGCGGGTGATCCGCCGCCACCCGCTCGCGCGCGGGTCCCGGTCGGCGGACGTCGTGACGGTCTGCCGAGCGGCGGCCAGGACGTACTTCTCGGTGGTGCCGAGCAGGACACCCAGGGCGGCCGTGGGGGTGTCGGTGAACAGCGAGCCGGCCGCACGACGCACGGTGCCCTCGACGCCGTCGAGGTACGGCGAGGGCTGCGCCAGGGCCCGGAACCGTCCTGGGACGTTCTCCGCGGCGCGCAGCTCGTCGTACCAGTCGGCGGCCATCGCGGCGGCCGAGTCGCCGTACTTCTCGACCAGGTAGGGCACGAACTCGAGCAGCGCGTCCCGCGCGGCCTCGGGGCGCGAGAGGTTCAGGTAGTCGAAGAACGCCGTCAGCTCGCGGCGCACGAGCTTGCGGACGGCGATCTGGACCTGCCGGAGCCGCTCAGCGTCAGCCGGCGAGACCACCGGTGCCGCCCTGCCGGGCCGCGGCGAGCAGCGCGTCGATCGTGGCGGTGCCGCGCGCCCGGCGCCGCTCGGACTGGAACCGCTCGATCTGCTGCGGGGTCAGGCCGAGCAGCTCGAGCCCGACCTCGGTCTGCGCGAGCTCGGGGACCGCCGCGAGCGCCTTCGACCCCGCGTCGGCCTGCGCGGCGCGGGACTGGTAGCGCGGGTCGCGCCACTGCGCGTCGATCGACGACCACTGCGTCGGGACGGTGTCCATGTTGGACTGCATCGCCATCGCGATCGGCACCAGCCGGCGCAGCGCGGGGGTGAGCTCGCGGATCGTGCCCTCGGCCTCGGCGATGAGCTCGTGCTGGCCGGCGTCGTAGGCCTCGGCGCTGGTCGGGTTCGCGACGTCGGTCAGGGCGACCGACCAGTCCGGCAGCGACAGCTCGCGGGCGAAGGCCTTGGCGTACACGTTCAGCGCCGACAGGTGCGGCGCCGGGGATGCCGCGTCGAACTTCTTCACGTCCGCCCGGGCCAGGGGGTTCTCGTCCTTGAGGAGGTCCTGGTCGTCGGGGATGCCCTTGATCCGACCGAGGCGCTGCATCCACTCGGCCATCGCGGTGCCGTCGGGGTTCTTGAAGATCGACGGGTCCGCACCGAGCATCCAGAACTCGGGGTAGGCGTAGATGTCCATGTGCCCCTCGAGACGCACCAGGGCGCGCACGCCGGCGTCCTGCAGGCCCCGCACGGGGCGGGTGAGCCGGGAGCGGCCCATCGGGCGGCGCAGGCGGGGGCGGTAGACCAGCGGAGCGGCCGGCACCCCGAACTTGTGCTCCGACTCGTCCAGGATCTCCCACTTGCCGCCGTCGATCGCTGCGGCGATCGTGCGGCCGGGCAGTAGCAGCGACAGCGCGGTGATCCGGTTCTGCTCCCCGCGCTCGCGCGCGATCAGCAGGTTGTCGAGCCGGCGCGTGACGGGGTTCCGGTCGCCGGTGGCGTCGACCGCGGAGTAGAAGTGCAGCAGCCCGCCGGGCTCGCGCTCCCCGCCCTTGGAGGCGACACCGAACGACAGCCCGTGCACCAGGGTGTCGGTGATGGCTTGGTCGACCTCGGACTCGACACGGTTGCCGTCCCAGACCTCGCGGAACCCGGAGGAGTCGAGGTCGCCATCGGCCCAGACCATCCGCTCGAGGTTGCAGCGCCGCCCCAGGGCGTCGACGCCCTTGGACGACCAGCCCAGCGCCAGGCCGAGCCGGTAGTACTGCTGCGGGACGACGCCGCCGAACATCTTGCGCATGTTCCGCTCGGCGTCGTAGTACGCGTCGAGCAGCCGGTTCGTGCCCTGGTGCCGGTCGAGCTGCTCCACCAGGTGGTTCAGCGTGCGCTCGTCGTCCTCGTCCAGGCCGGGGAGCCGGATCGTCTGCGAGGTCACGACACCACCACCCCCGCCCGTCGTCCGCTCGATGTCCTGTTGCCGCCGGCAGTGCGCCCGCCGCCCGGGGTGCGACCCGCGCCGGTGGCGCGCTTGTCGGTCACCACCGCGTGCCGGGCGATCGTCACCGCGTCCAGGGCCGTCACGTCGCCGTCCGAGGTGACGGCCTGCCAACCCCAGCCGCCGGCCTGCCCGATCTTCCGCTTGCCGGCGATCTTGACCGCGGCGTCGAGGCCCGGCTGCGCGATGTGGGTCAGCGACCCCTCGTGCACCGCCCGCAGGAACCCGGTGTGCGCGGTGATCGCCTCGTCGGTGGTCATGACGGCCACCCGCCGGCGGGGCACCCCCGCGGTGCGCAGCTCGTTCAGCAGGTCCCCGGCGCCGGCCTTGCCGTCGATCAGGATCCGCCCGAGGTGAGCCCGCGCCGCGAGCCACGCGACCAGCGCCGCGGTGCCGTCAGACGTGCGCGCGACCCCGAGGGCCTCGACGTGCTCGCTGCCGTCCTCCGCCAGGCGGGCGACACCGCACCCCACCCGCTCGCCGTCGGCGGAGAACTTCACGCCGTAGGCGACCGGCCCCTCGGTCGGCGCGATGTCGGCGTCGATCGCGAGGTCGCCCCACTGCGAGGACTTGATGACCGTCGCCGCGGTGTCCTCGTCCCAGACGCCCAGGCCCTCGCGGCGCCACGAGTCGTCGGACTTGAGCTGCGCGCGCAGCCGCGCCACCGACATCGGCGGCGTGCGGTGCGGGTAGGACGGGTTCGCCTTCTTGATCTGCTCAGGGTCGTCCAGGCTCGGGCCGCCAGGCTTGCCGACGTCCGGGTCCGCGGAGCACTCGACGTACAGGGTGTTGCCGGCCTCGGCGACCACGACGCCGTCCGGCTTGGTGGCGAGCGCGTCCTTGCGGCGGTTCGCGAACTCCTCGCCCGGGTCGCGCGGACGCGGCGGGGTGCCCATGAAGAACAGCAGCGCGCCGTGGCGCCACCGTGACTGGTTCGTGGCCGGGACCATGTCCTCGAGGGCGCTCTCGGTGAGGATCTGCGCCTCGTCGAACACCTCGATGTCGACCTCGTCGAAGCCGCGCCCGAAGCCCTGCTCGCGGGCCCCGAACATGATCACCGACCCGTTGCGGAACCGGATCTCCTGCTCGCCGTTCGTGCCCCGGATGCCGTCGTTGCGGCTCGGCTGCAGGTGCTGCTTGACCGCTCGCCGGCGCACCATCGCCTTGAGCGACTCGAACGTCTTGGTCGACGTGCGTCCGCGGTGCGCGGTCCACAGCACGGTGAGGTTCGGGAAGATCGTGCACAGGGCCACCACGATCCGGCCCACGATGAACGTCTTGGCGACCTGCCGCGGGATCGCGATGACCACCCCGCCGACCGTCGCGGCCCACGTCCCGTCCTCGCGCACCCCCAGGATGATCTGCCCCAGGCCGTCCTGCCAGGTGTCGAAGGTGTCGCCGAACTCCCGGCACCGCTCCTCGACCTGGAACCACAGGGTGTCGACGATCCCCTCGGGGATGACCACGTGGCGGGCGACCTCAGATAGCGGCAGCGTCGAACGATCGACGTGGCCCTCCGCCGCCTCCGCGAGCGCCGGGCTGCTCATCGCGCCTCCCTGCCTCGGGCGGCGCCGTGGCCGTGAGCGTCTCGATCTCGTTCAGCACGTCGCGGAACTCCTTGGAGACCGGGACGATCTTGTCGGCGGGGCAGTTCTCGAGCAGCCGGTCGAGCCGGTCGCGGTGGCGCTGCAGGTAGTCCAGGCGCCGGCCGGTGCCCGGGACCTCGAGCGGGGCGGAGATCGCGGGGACCGCCTCGGCGGGCTGTGCGGGCGCCCGGGCGGCCTCGGTCGCAGGGTTGCGCGGCGGGGCCCCGCGGTTCGCGCGGCGTCGGCAGTCGACCGAGCAGTACTTCGCCATCCGGCCCGTGCCCTTCGGCGCCGGCATCGGCCCGCCGCACAGCGCACACCGACGAGGCGGCGGAGTCCGTGACACCGGGCACCTCCTCAGCGCCTCACAGCGCCTCACCCGCGAGCGCCAGCAGGCCGAGCGTGGTCGCGCGGGGCTGGTCCGGCGCGACGAACGCAGCACCCTCCGTCGGATCGTGGTCAGGGTCCGGCTTCGGGACGTTGAACTGGACGGTGACGACGAACCCCGTCAGCAGCGCCGTCGGGTACGGCTCGGCGTCGAGCACCGTGCACCCGTGGTCCTCGGCCGTGCAGTCCGACAGGGCCTGGTCGTGGATCGTGCACCGCAGCGGCCGAATCTCCGGCACCGCCTCGAGCGCCGCCATCAGCGCCTGACCGACCTTACGTCGGAACCTGCGCTCCGCGCGCTCCCCGTCGTCCACGTGCTCGCCCCCCCTCGCACCGAAGCCGCTGACCAGACCGCATGCGACCTGACCTGGAAGAACGCGGACGAAACGCGGACGCAACCCCCCACGGCCCGCGGGGAGAGATCCCGCTATCCCCGGGGGGGCGGGCCCCCTTGGCCCCGAGGGGGGACCCTCCCCACCCCCGCCGCCGGCGCGGCCGGCGGCGGGGGGTCACCAGTCCTGCGAGACGGGGAAGTCGGTCGGCGGGGCGACGGCAACCGGCGCGCGCTCACGGCTGCGTTCGCGGTTCTGCCGGCGACACAGGACCCGGAGGTTGCTGGGGTCGTCCGTCCCGCCGTGCCGGTACTCGACGATGTGGTCGGTCTCGGCCGAGTTGTCCAGCAGCGGCGTGACGTAGTCGAGCTCGACCCCGCACGGGTGGTAGACCCCGGCCTCGTCCGTGTAGCCCGGGCAGTGCGTCAGGCCCTGCCGGCGCGCCCTCGTCAGCACGATCCGGCGAGACCGGAGGTACGCCGTGCTGCCCGTGCGGCTGGCGACCATCTGCGCGCCCCCCGACATGACGAAGGCCCGAACCGTGTCGGTCCGGGCCTTGGCATACCTCTGCACCCGGAAAGTTACACGGCTGTGGTTCCGTCGTCAACGCGGCCGCGACAGGCCCAGACTCACCAGGTCACGGCTGCTCGGCGGCGGTCATGAGCGCGCGGATGTCGCTGACCCGGAACAGGGGACGACCGGCGTCGTTCCGGCCGTAGGGGTGGATCCGGCCGCGGTGCTTCCACACCCGCAGGACCGATGTCGACAGGTCGAACCGGTGCCGGGCGTCCTCGGCGGTCAGCAGCTCCTCGTGCTGCGGCAGACCGACCAGCTCGGTGACCGGCCACCGCAGCGGCCGGCCGGTCTCGTCGTCGCGGCACGACGGGCACTCGGCGGACGCGTTCGCCTCGAGCGCGCGCCAGCCGGCCGACAGCACCAGGTCCCGGCTGCACTCCGGGCAGCACGCCCCGCCGGGCACCGGGGTCGGTCGGGCGTCACCGTCACGCTCCTGGCCGAGCAGCACCCGCACCCGCTTCGGCCAAGTCAGCAGCGCCTGCGTGACGTCCACGAGGTCGAGGTCGGGCAAGCCGCTCGCGCGGCCGTGCTCGACGAGCAGGGGCAATCCCTGCAGGCACTCCACGGTGTGCCTGCCTGACCCGCCGCGGAACTTCGCCGTGCGGGACAGCCGGATCGTCAGGAGCGACTCGAACCGACGGGCGTCGCCGTGGATCTCGTAGAACATCAGCGCCGCGGCCGCGTTCCACGGCATCGGCGGGGCGATCCGGGTCGTGCCGCTCAGACCCGGCTCGGACTCGAGCGCGGCGGCCTGCTCCGGCACGAGCGCGACGAGCTCGGGCAGCAGGTCCACGAGCTCGCGGACCGAGCGGTACAGGTCCTCCCGGTCGACGGCCCAGTGGTCGAACGTGGTCATCGGTCGGCGCTCCCGTCGAGGTCGGCTACTGCTGCGGTCACCTGGTCCTGCAGCCAGAGGTCGTGTCGCTTCCTGGCCCCACCGCAGGGACCGCAGGGGGTGTCGGTCCCGTAGGGCATGTGCTTGGCGCAGAACGGTCGGGGCTCGTCGGTGGTCGCGGCGGGCGCCCCTCCCGCGCTCTCCCCGCCTCCTCCTGCACCCCCCTGCACTCCTGCACCCCCTCCTCTCTCCTTCCTCTCCTCCACTACCGCGAGAGATTCGCGAGAGCCTCGCGAGGACGTCGCGACACCCTCGCGAGGCGGGGGCGGCGGCAGCCGCGACGGCTTCCCGCGGTCCGTCGCCGGCCACTCCGCGACCGCCAGCAGCGTCCGACCACCCGCGGTGTAGAGCTGGATGTAGCCGGCGTCCTCGAGCGCCACCAGGTGCTCGTCGATCACGTCGAGGGTCACCTCGTCGTCCAGCGGCCACAGCTGCCCCTTGAGCAGCGCCGGGTTCGCCGGCGCCCGCCCCTCGTCGTCCGCGTAGAAGTGCAGGCCCACCCCCGTCAGCCGCACCGCCGCCGGCAGCTCCATCAGCAGCTCGTCCGCGAACATCGTCGGCGGCACGCTGCGGTGCCTGCTGGTCACGCTCATACCGCGCCACTCCTCGAAAGATCATCTTCATCGCGTGCCCGAGCGACCCCGCGGTCACCCGGAACACCTCTGTCCAGCCCCGCCCGTGCGGTAGCACCCCGAGCGACTCGTCCGCGCTCGCGAACGCCCGCTCGAAGTGCCGCCCGACCTCGCGCAGCGCGTACCGCTCGAACCCCGCCGGGGTGTCGCGCCAGAGCATCACCACCCGCCCGCCAGAGGCCGTCAGGCGCCGCAGCCGGTGCATCTTCCACGCACGCCCGATCTTCAGCAGCCCCAGGTCGTCCCACACCACCGCGTAGGTCATCGCGCGCTCCGGGATCACCACCGAGGCCACCGGCACACCTTCCGTTCAGTCGGAGCACCGGCACTCGCCGGTCGCCAGGTTGATCACGCCGTCGCACGACCCGCACCGCTGCGGGCCCCGCGGGCGGTCGCTCGTCTCGTCCTTGGGCATCTCGCTCACCTCCCCCCGGAGGTCTCAGCGAGCGGGACCTTCACCCAGCCCGCGTCCGCGAGCGCCACGGCCAGAGCCGAGGTCGGCACGCCGTCAGCGCTCCGGGCCGAGATGCGGCCGATGTCCTGGCGCAGCTCCTCGGCGGTGGCGAGGCGCTCGCGGACCAGGTCGCGGCCTTGTGCGGCGTCGTACAAGGCAGCCGCCTTGTGCGCCCCTGACATGACAGCGAGGGCGGCCACGGTCGACCGGATGGCCTCCTCGGGGCGCATCGCGCTCACCAGGACGAGCTGCGTGGCGGCGGACAGGACCGCGGTCACCTCGGCGACCCGCTCCGCGTCGACGCCGACCGCGCACCGCGCGCACAGCGCCTTGTCCGTCGTGGCCGGCGGCGGGGCGTCCAGGCCCGTGATCGCGTCAGCAGCGTCGGTGAGCAGTCGGATCAGCATCATGGTGACGCCCGAGCCCCACAGGCTGCGACCATGGCTCGCGGCGTACTCGATGTTGCGCACGGCCGAGCGCAGGTACGCGACGTCCGCGATGTCGCGGTCGACGTCCTTCGGGCCGGTCGGGACGTGCGGCCGCGGCACAGTGATGGTCTCGCCCGTGCGCGGGGTGGGCGTGCCGTCGGCGGTCATCGAGTCTCCTCCCGCATCCGGTCGAGCACCCGCTGGCGCGCGTACTCGGTGAGGCCGATCTGGGCGACGATGTCCGTGTCGCCCCAGTCCTGGGCGATGTGCGCGAGCTTCCCGCCGTCGCCGGCGAAGCCCGTGCCGTGGGCAATCAGGTACCAGCCGGTGAGGACCGCCTGGCCCTCGAAGCCGTCGGTGTACCAGGCCTCCACCGCGTCGCGGATCGTCGGGGCGGGCGGGGTCGGCTCCTCGCGGCCCGCGAGGAGCCCGCGGAGGCGTCCCGCGGCGCAGGCGGGGCACGCGTCCACGCACTCGACCGGCTGCCCGTCCTCGTCGTGCTCGACGGTGTGGCCGGCCTCCTCGATGTCGGTCAGGCAGGCGTCCACGTCCGCGTCCCAGAGGTCCCGGGCCAGTCGCTCGCTGTCCTCGGTCATCGGGCCACCGCCGGGGCGAGCAGTACGGCCGGCTCGATCACGTGGACCGTAACCGGGACCCAGCCAGCGTCGGTGTGCCGCTCGACGGCGAACACCCGGTGCACGTGCCGGTCGGTCGGGCGATCGCGGCGCCACCGCGCGGCCAGGCGCGTCACGAGGCCGCCACGGCGCGACTGCTCACCCACCGCCAGCGCGTCGAGGTGAGCCTCGAGCACCGCGATGCGCAGCTCGTCGCGGTCCTCGAAGTACCGCCAGTCACCCCAGGAGGCGCCACCGCTGCGCACGGCCACGTGAAGGCGGAACACCTCGCCGCCGGGGTCCTCCGTGAGCGTGTCGACGCCCATGCGGAGCCGGTCGGGGTCGATGCCCAGCGCCTGAGCCCGGGCGACCTGCGCCGCGTAGTGCGCGACCTTCGCGATGCCGTAGGCCGGCAGGCCGGTCTCGCTCACGCCGAGGTTGTCGCGGAGCTCGGCCATCACGTCGACCACCAGCGGGTGCCGCAGCGTCACGTCCGCGAGGTCGGCGAACTCCTGCTGCCAGGACACGGAGCCGGTCATCGGGACACCACCGTGATCGGGAAGGAGCCGGGGGTCTCGGCGGTCACGTCGCCCCACGTAATCCACCAGCCGTCGGGCTCGTCCGGCCCGATGAGGGTGATGGCGTGGCAGTGCTCGACGGCGTCGGCGCCGCACAGGTCGTCCGGGTCGAGGCAGCCGGCGACCTCACCGTCGTAGTCGTTCACGGCGCCGGCGAACGTCGCCGGGTCGACGTGCCCGTAGGCGTAGACCCAGTTGCCGTCCTCGTCCTCGACGATCGGCACGCCGCGGAACGTGTAGCCCGCGCCGCTGTCGAAGTCCTCGGCGGTCAGCGGGGGAAGCGGCGGGTTCGGGTGCTCGGTCCTCATGCTCGGTACTCCTTCGTGTCGTGAGTGAGCTCGTGCAGGACGCGCCCCGCGAGCAGGTCAGCCGGGCGCCAGACCGCGGCATCGATCCCGGCGGCGGTCAGGGCCCGCAGCCACGTCCGCTGGTCGTCGGACAGCCGCCCGCGCTCGGTCTTCAGCTCGCGGAACATCACCCGGCCCCGGCGCTCGCTCACGAGCACCAGGTCCGGGAACCCCGGCTGCGAGCGCCGGGAGTCGTGCGTGTGGTACGCCAGCCAGCCCAGGGCTCGGGCGTGGCCCAGGACCCGGGTCTGCAGGTCGGCCTCGCGCATCCCGGCGGCCTGGACCGCGGCGTACTCGGCGGTCGTCAGGGCGCCGCCCGGGCCAGACCCCGGGTGGAACGCCGCGGCGCGGTTCTCGCTCGCGGCCATCAGCCCTCACGGTCCTTGCTGATCTCGTAGTCGACCGGGACCGTGACCTCCCACGCGCGGCGGGCCGGCTCGACCTCGTTCTGCCACGTCGCCGTCGTCCGCAGCGCCGCCCGGGCGTGGTCGTCGCGGGTGCCGCACTCGGCCGCGAGCGCCATCGTCGTGACGTCCTTCGCGTACAGGCGCAGCGCCTCGGCGTAGGCGTGCGCGAGGGTCGGGTCGCCGGCCATCAGGCGCTCGCCTCGTCGAAGATGACGGCGAGCACCGGGCGCGACCACGTGCCACGCACCCAGTGGCTCACGTCGGCGCCCTGGTCCAGGTGCCACTGGAACCAGCTCGGGATCTCGCGCCAGGGGTGGAACACGCGGCACCGCACGATCCTCGGGACCGGGTGCAGGGCGCCGTCCTCGCGGGTCCAGCCGCGGTTCCACAGCGCCTTGAGGCGAAGGTGGGTGACGGTCTCCGGCTCCCACTCACCGACGTCGTCCGCGCCGAGGCCGTAGTCCTGGTCCGGGACGTCGAGCCACCACAGCAGCTCCGAGAGCACCTCGCAGTGCGCGCAGTTGCGCCAGGTGTACGCGTGTCCGTCGTTGACGTGGGACGAGCGGTGGTAGCGCTCGCCCGGGCGGATCGTGCGGCCGCACATCGAGCACGGGTGCTCGGTGCGCGCCACGGGCGTGCTGCGGCTCAGGGTCTCCACCAAGGCCATCACGCCACCGCCCCGAGCTGCTCGGTGATCGCGGCGACGAGGTCGGCCGGCGCACGGCGGAGGCCGAGGCCGCCGCGGTGAGGGATCGGGCGCGCGAGCGGACGCGGGTTCGCGAGCACGAGGTGGTGGTGGTCGGCCATCGCCCACGGCGAGCACATGCCGGGGCAGCGCGGGTCACGCCCGTGCCAGTCGCTGTCCGAGCAGCAGTGCAGGCTCGCTCCTCGCACCGTGTTGTCGTGGTGCACGTCGGTGAGGTCGATGACGCCGATCACCGCGCCGAAGTGGAGTTGCGTCGGCGTCTCGGTGCCGTGCGCGGCTCGGAGTGCGCGGCTGGCGTCGTTGTTCCGGTCGACCTCGCCGAGGCCCGCGTGGATGGCCACGGGACCGCGGTAGGGCCCGAGCGTCTGGATCCGGTTCTCGACGTCCTTGCCGGCGTGGATGATCGCCCACGCCCAGGGCTGGCGGACGGTCAGGACTCGCATCGGGGGCTCCTGTTCGGGGTCGGGCGCGGGGTGTGGGTGTGCAGGGGGCTCGTCGCGCTGCAGCCCGGGTGCGAGCACGACCAGCGCAGGGGCGACGGCGCGGCGGTCACCGGTGCCGCCGGCGGGTCTTCGCGCGGTACGCGGCATGCATCCGCGAGCGCTCGGGCGTCTCGTGGACGTGCGTGCGGTGGCGGCGCAGGCGACGGTCCAGCCGGGCGAACGAGCGGCCGGCCACGGCGGCCGCGTGGGCGACGTCGTCCAGGGCCCGCTCGAACGCGGTGAGGTCCACGTGCAGGAGGACGGTCAAGGTGTGGGTCGTCGCCGGCTCGTCGTCGGGGGTGTCGATGCCGAACAGGCGGCGGCCGTAGGCCTCCATCGGCGCGAGGTCGTGTCCGATCACCGGGTCGCTCCGTTCGGGTCGTGGTGGACGTGGTCCGGCATGTGGCCGAAGACCCTCGCGTGGGCGCGGCGGCCGTCGGGGGTGTCGGTGAACTTCGGGCGGGCGCCGGTCGCCGTGGACGGCGCGCACTTCCCGCACTCGACCGGGATCGGCTCGTCGAAGATCACGACGCCCTCCGGGTCCGGGCGGTGGGCGACGGCACTGCGGTCGGCACGCCGAGGCGGCTCCGGTTGCGGTAGACGGTCTCGGCGTTGATCCCGAGCACGCGAGCGATCGCCGGGTCGGACATCCCGGCGGACGCCATGCGGGGCAGCGCCAGATCCCGCTCGGTCGGCGTGAGGTCGGTGCGGATCCCGTCGACCGCCCGCTGGACGGCGAGCTCGTCCACGCCGTCAGCGGTCGCGCCGTCGATGCCCTGCGGAACCGCGGCCGGGTCGTCCATGGCGTCGTCGTCCCACGCCATCGGAGGCGCCCACCCGGCGGCGAGCGCCCGGCGGCGCGCGAGTTCCGACGGCCCCGGCCGCATCGCCAGCGCGTCGTACAGGTCCGCGACCGCATCGTGGACCGCGACCGTCACGGTCGGACGGCGACCAGCGCGAACCTCGTACAGGGTCACCGTCGCCAGACCCGGGCGGGTCAGCGGCTCGATCGGCCAGCCTGCCGCCGCGAGCGCCTGCAGCCGTCTCGTCGCGCCGAGCGTGCCGACGAAGCCCTCGGTCGGGCGGCCCATGGTCAGGATGGCGCGGGCGGTCTGGTGGTGCAGGGGCCCCTGGTGACCGGTCGCGGCGTACCGCTCGAGCTGGCCGTAGATGGTCTGCGCCGGCACGCCGGCGGCCGACGCGATCGCGCCAGCGGACCAGCCGCGGGAGACCCGGTCGACGAGGACCTTCCACGCCTCCCGGGACGGCGAGCCCGACAGGCGGCCGAGCTGAGCGAGGTTGTACATCCGGGCGCGCAGCCGCAGGCACGGGGCGCAGCGGCACGACG